GCAAACTATCGATCAGATCAGCCGCGTAATTCAATTGCGGAACGCACTCGCTACAGATTGGTTTCCCGTGCGACGTGACAGTCGTTGCCTCGTTCTGACACGATGCGCGGGTGTCAATCCGTTGCGTGACAAAGCATTTCATTTCTTTTCCTCCTGGCTCCCGGCAGTCGGGGACACGACGACGGCGGCACGAGCAATATCAGCAATGCGCCAACGTCGCTCGTTGTCCGGATGGGGCGCTTCTGCAATCGTTACTATCTTCGTGAGGGCGATCTTCTGGCGGCCGTTCTCGGCCTCTAGTACGGAGAGACGCGCCCAGATGCGAGGCAGTGTGCAAGACTTCGCTGTGCCAGGATTGTTTCGCATCCAGAACTCGACGCGCTCCCGTTCTTCCTGTGTGAGCGGTTCCGAGTCCTGTGGTCGGTCATCTACTTTATCGAGCACGTGAATGCGGATCTCACCATTCGGAAGAATTTCTGCTGCGTCACGCCCCCGCTCTTCCATCTCCTTTTCGAGTTCGTCGATTGTTGGTTTCACAGTTTCTCCTGCGCGTGAGTTTCACACCGCATCCGGTTTCGCGAATGTCGCATCTGCATCGGGTGGAGGAATCGGCACAGGACGAATCGCGCGTTCAAAATCGCCGCACCAATCTCGATCATAGACTTTCGGCCATCGTCCCATGTCGTTCGTCCCTTCCCGTTGACCGGTGATCGGTGAATGGAGACGGCAGGTTCCGAGCAAACCGCCGAACGCGATATCTGTTTTGAAGAATCGGCAGACACCGCACGATGGAGGATCGGGGATGGTAAATGTCGCCCAGGGAATATGCTCCGTCTCTCCGAGCACTGGAGGAAGAATCGCAGTGGCGAGTTCTTCTGGCGATGGCGGTTTGATCGCTTCTGCGAATCGCTGGACACGGCGTCGTCGCCAGAATCCGATGAGATACGCAACGAACGCAACGACGAATGCGACGATGGCGCCGTTCACGGTTCGATCTCCGATGGCTCGAGTTTCCGCACGCGCTCGTGGAATCCTTCGCCAAATCCTGACAGGACGATGAGCGGGTCACGGAATGGAAACCACAAGCGCTCTAAGGAATTCATGTCGATCGCTTCGATCATTTCTCGCTCCAGGACTAGTCCATTCGCGCGCTTGATTTCCGACCATCGCGTCTGTCCGGTGCGACGGAGATCAAGTGGAATCGGTTTCGGTGACCAGGGCCATCTCATGGGAGCGGTTCCTCTTCTGGATCGGTGTTCGGTTCATCGTCGTCGAGATTAAACAGATCCTCCTCATCGTCGTCCAACAGTCCTTCATCTTCGTCGCCCCAATAGGGATCAACATCAGGCTCGTGATCGTGTGGCTCGAACGGCAGGTCTGGCATAATTAGGTCCCTAGGATGCAATGCGTATGCGCGACTTTGTCCATGCGATACCGTCGATCTTCTGACGGCCGAATGGGCTGTTGACACAGAACGCAGCGCGGGAGGATTCGCTGTTCCTCCGCGCCGAGCTGATCAAGATATTCGAGTCCCTCGTCAAGGACACGACGCGCGTCAATGGCCGCGGTCTTTAACTCGATTGCGATGTACGCGTCCGTCTGACCCCTGACATCAATCGGTGCGTTAAGGATGGTGATCGCAGCCTTGACGAGCGTGAGAATCGGTGTGGTCAACGGGAAATCGCACCGTGCCGATTCCTCTGTGAAGACGAGTGTACTCGGGACTGTTGGATCAAATCGGACTGACATGATCAGTTCTTCGATTGGGATGTGATGATGATCGCATCTTTTGGGACATCAATGGAATCGTCCACTGTCTTCGGAAATCCCATGACGTCGCAGACACCGCACTGCTTGCACGTGACAACGAATACGGCGTAGTGAAATGTGCTGATGATCCCTTGGACCGTGGATGTGTCGTTGTTCGTGCATCCGTCGGCGTGACGGACCTGGAGATAGAACGCGCTGATCGGAATGATCTCGGCGTGAGCGAGGACTGGCGGCATGGTCAACTCCGTGAGCGTTTGGGGACTGGCGCTCGCGCCGATTTCCGCACGCGATGATCTCGCATGTAATCGCTGATCTGCATCCGGAGTGATGACGAGTGCCATCGCGATTCGTGCAGCGCGTCCTCAATGATTCTGAGTTCTTCGTCCGTGAGAGACAAGTCGTGGATCTCGTTGAGATCTTCCGGCCGGAACGCCTTCATAAATCGGCAGATGCGCATGATCAGAGGACTCGCGACATCTTGCGCGTGACGACGATCGTGCCGACCTTGCGCCGGCGATAGATCGCGACGACCGTGTTCTCGGTGATATCCGATAGATCGCCGTCTCTGATCATGAGCAGGGTATCGTCACCGGTCCCGTCGCTGGACACCGTGATGAGATCGGGGAATCGGCTGTCGTCTTTCGCTCGTCGCTCGGCTTTCGTCTTCGTCTGCTTGATCTTCTTGGGATGTGTGTGATTCTTCGTGGATGGCGCGTGCTTCGATTTCTTTCCGCTGATCTTTGGCATGGTCCATTCCTCGTGTGGTAGTCTGGGGATCCGTTTTCGGAGGTGCGGTGTGATGGGCCGCGCAATATACAGTAGGGAGAGCGCCCGCGCTAGGGGGGCTAAGTGCTTGAGAATAGAGGGGTTAGCTAGTGCGGAGCGGCATGTTGGCCCGTAGCAGGACGAAATGTACTGTCGTTAGGGAATGTTAACGAGAACCGTTTGCTATATAGATGGATCGGAGGGGGACGGATCGGAAAAGGAAATGATCCAAATCGAGGGACGATTGTGTGCAAACGAGGTGCGACTTGTCCAACGGACGTCCAAATCGGGCCTCTTCCGGTGTGACGTCTCATAGGGGAAACGGATCCCGGGGCAGAAAACCTGCCCCGTTTAAAAACTACCCCTATATACAGGATTTGGATGCTACATCCGAACGGGGCAGATTTTGGATATTATGGACTTGATGATGGAGTAGCAAAGATTCATTGTATATAGGGATACTTTTTACGGAGGCCCGGTTTTCTGCCCCGTGGGTTCGGATCAAAGTCCGTAGTCTACGCCAGGGGATTTGCGTTTTCGTCCAATTGACTGTAGATTGCTGACCAGATTGTATCATTCATCCGCGTTGCCGAAATCCCGATGCCGACCCGCCGCAAATCCAAATCGAAGGTGAAACAATCCCAGCGAGCAATCGTTGCTGGGATTCGGAAGCCGTCGAAGGCGATTCCGGATTTGCGAGCGAAACGGAAGATTCGAGGAAAACACGGAACGGTACGGAAATTGGATTACGATGCGATTGTGGATGCGGTGCATGAAGAGATGTCTCTTGGATCCGTGCTTCCTGATATTACGCGACATCTCGGAATCACGCCGAATGATTTTTATCGCGCGTTAAATGCTGAGGATCCGAAGAATCCGAAACGACGCGAGCAGAAGGAAAAGGAACATGTATCCGCGCGCAGGTCGCAAGCCCGAGCCATCGCTGCGGAAATTCAACTGATCGTTGATGGCCGAGATAAATTGTCTCGGAAACGTCGGAAAGAAATGAAGCGACTCGAACAGAAATTGCGGAGAGAACGCAATCCGGCAGCGAGCGGATTACTCGAGTCGTTTGAACGCACCTTAATCCAGCGAAATCGGCTCCAGATCGATGGACGGAAATGGTACGCGAAAGTCCTGGATCCAGAGAATTACGGGGATCGCATCGACGCGTCAGTGACGCCACATCTCCCGGATGGCATGGACGGCGCGACGTCCGTCTCGATCAAGATCGAATTCGTGACTCCTCCCCGTCCCAATGCAATAGAGACGGAGGAGACGTCCGAATGAGATACTCGCATCGCGGTTATAATCCCATCCCGGAAAACACGAGATTCGGAGTGGACGGAATTATAACAGCCCAGACGATATTCGGATCGGACTCCAATGCAACGGAGACTCGCGATGTCGCGAGACAATATCGTCTGGGCTGTTATAATCCGATCTTGGAAAATACGAGATTCGGAGAAGACCGGATTATAACAGACGAGAGAATATCGCGACATCCCGACTTCAAACCGGGTCCGAGGCTACTTTCCCCCTGCCGACCGCCGTTCGTGGCTCTACAGGGCCTTCTCGCGCGATTAAAAATAGGCGTGCGCGCGACGCATTCCCGCGTTTTGCATGGGAATTGGATTTGGAGGATTCCATGACTCCATTCCAATTACCAAACCGCAACAGAGCCAGCTATTCACTCGGGTCCCGCACCGGAAAACAACCGACCATTCAATTGCCGATTTGGGCACAAGGATTATTCCTTCCGGCGCGATATAAAGTCGCCTACGGAGGACGTGGCGCGGCACGATCCTGGTCCTTCGCGAGAGTCCTTCTTTTGGACGGTGCAAAGGAGAAATTACGGATCCTTTGCACACGCGAAATGCAGTCCTCATTGAAGGACTCCGTCCACCGGTTATTGTGTGACCAAATTGACCTGAATGAGATTCCCGGATATCGTGTGACGGACCGCGAAATCCGGCATCGCAATGGTACGCTCTTTCTCTTCGAGGGACTCCGACACAACATCACGAAGATTAAATCCTTGGAAGGGATTGATCGGTGTTGGGTGGAAGAGGCGGAGCGTGTGCAAGCGGATTCGTATCGCGTGTTGATCCCCACGATCCGGAAACCAGGGAGCGAGATTTGGATTTCGTTTAATCCAGATCAAATCGAAGACGCAACGTGGCAGCGATTCATCGTCCATACGCCGAAAGGGATTTGGCGGATCAAAGTCAACATGGATGATAATCCGTGGCCCTCGTCCGAACTCCTGGAAGAGCGACGATTCGATTACATGGTCGATCCCGATTCCGCGGATCATGTGTGGGGCGGGAATATTCGCGAGATCAGTGATGCACAGATCCTGCGCGGCAAGTGGGTCGTTGAGGAATTCGTCATCCCGCACGATGCGGACGGGAATCCAGTCTGGCAAGGACCGTATCAAGGCGAAGACTTCGGATTCTCGACTGATCCGCACGCGGGAATCCGTTGTTGGGTCAAGCCCGATTCAATCAATGGCGATACGCTCTACATCTCACACGAGTCCTACGCGCTCCAGTTGGAACTGGATGACATCCCCGAGCGAGTGATTTCCGATATTCCCGGATGGGAGAAGTACGTGACGCGCGCAGATTCAAGTCGCCCGGACTCGATCTCGTTTCTGCGCCGTCACGGGCTTCCCTATACGAAAGGCGCGAAGAAAGGCGACGGGTCGATCGAGGATGGCATCGCGCATCTGCGACACTACGCGAAGATCATCATTCATCCGCGTTGCGTCCATACGAAAGACGAAGCGAAGCGATGGTCGTACAAAGTCGACGCACGATCAGGGGATATCCTGCCGATCGTCGTGGACAAGCACAATCACCTGATGGATTCGTTGCGTTACGCGCTCGAACCGCTGACGAGGAAGCGTCGGCTGCAAGGATTCATCTTCGCGCACGATGTGGATGACGGGCGCCGACTCTGTCCGTCCTGCCAGTCCTACCTTCCAGATGATGGAGTCTGTCCGTCGTGTGGATGGACGATTGCGGAACTCGACGCCCTGTCGCGCGCACTCGGTCCAACGGAAGAGACTCCATCACCGGTCGCTGAGGAACCCGTCTTTCCTCGGCCATCCAGAGAAGAACGGTCGAACGGCAAACGCACTATTCAGGATCGTGTTCGCGCACTCCGAGGCATCAATGACTAATCTGAGGTCCGCATGGCTCCGTCTCTAATGCAGCGATTCTTCTCGCGTGGACTCTCGGGTCCAGTCCAGGAGATTGAACCGAAGCGATTGCTGCCGACTGTCGAGAACAAAGCAGGAACCGCACTCGAAGTCAAGCGCTCTGGGGTCGGTGATCTGCCGGCCGGAGCGTACGGATTGAACTACGTCTTCTTCTCGCCGGACGGAGGGAAGACGTTCATCGATACGGCCGGCGAAGGCGGAATGACGATGCTCGCGTTCGTCGCCTATTGGTACGTCGCCTCGCGCTGGCGTGCGACGAAGATGGCCGAAGCGCCACTGATGGTGACGGAAGAAGATCAAGAGACGGGCATGGACTCGTGGATTGCGGATCACGATCTGGCCGAAGTCCTCGCGCAACCGTCGCCCGATTTCGACATGGGTGAGATGCTCGAGATCACCTCGCACTATCTCGACAATACCGGCGGCTGTCTCTGGGTAATGGACAAGGATTCGCAAGGGATTCCCCGACGGATGATGCCGTTTAGCTACAATGAATTCCTTCCGCAGCGCGGGATCGATATCGACACAGGACAACCCCGACTCTACGCGAATTTCATCGTGCAGACGATGGAAGGACCGCAGACGAAACAGGCGCGCGATGTCTGCTTCTTCCGCGATACGACCGGAGGGACCGGATTCTCGATCGGCGGACAAGGCGTCAGTGCGTGGGGACGCGGTCGCTGCCGACTCGATATCGCGATGTCTTGGCTCGCGCTCGGCGACAAAGCGCAGAATACGATCCGTGCTTTGATGGCGAATTCGGTCTGGCCATCGATCGTCGTGAGTCCGGATAAAGATTGGGAACCGAGCAAGGATGATCTCGATCGCTACAAAGACGATCTGCGGAAGTACGGACGGAACAAACAGGGCGAACCATTCGTTGCACTCGGCGGAGCCGCGGTCACGCAAATCGCTTCGAAGCTCAAGGATCTCGTTCCGACCGAAGTCCTCGACCGAGTCGAGTCCGTGGTCGCCGCGGTCTCAGGCGTGCCGGCGATTGTGCTCCAGTTCGAAGTCGGTCTGAAGAATGCACCGTGGTCGCACATGGTCCAGGCGCGACGGATGGCGTACGAAGATACTATCGCACCCGGATGGCGTCGACTCGAGCGCGTGATCACGAAACAGATCTTGCGCCCGATGGACGACGATCCGACACACCATATCAAGTTCGACAAGACGACGGTCGACTCGCTCAAGCGCGATCAACTTGAATCCGCGCAGATTGCGACGATGATGGGCGATCAGGCGAGCCTCAACGAACGTCGGGTCGTCATGGGACTCGAACCGTCGGATGATCCCAAGGCCGATGATATCCCGGAGTTGACCAAGCCATCGATCCTCGATGTCCTCGCTGCACAGAAACCGAAACCGCTCGCCGATCCGGGGAACGCACCACCACCGAAAGGTCCGGGCACCGGAGCCGGTGCAGAGAATGGTCCACCCGATCCGAAGGCGCGACGGAACGCGCTCGAGCTCAAGTTCAAAGGACCCGCACTCGTCAATGCATTCCGTCACGAGGCGATTCCGGCGTGGAAGATCACAGCGCAGGGACTCCTCCATAAAGATGCAGATGAAATCGCGCAACTCGTTGACGCGCTGATCACGGACTCCGTCCACAAGTCGATGGAATCGAAAGCACGCGGCAAGTCGCGAGCGATGGATGCGGTGCATCGGTATCTCCAAGGCGACAGCAAGACGGCATGGACGAAAGCGTTTCAACCGATGTACACGCGCGCGAGTCAACGCGCGGGTTCGGTGATCGCGTCAACGATGGATATCAACTTCAATCTCATCAATGCCAATCTGCTATCGTTCGCGAAAGAGAATACGGCGGACATGATTACGAACATTTCCAGCACGACCGAATCGCTCGTCTCCGACATCATTCAGGGCGGACTGGACGCGGGACAGTCATCCAAAGAGATTGCACGACTCCTCACGGAAGCGACGGGTTTCTCCCAGACGCGAGCGAATCTCATCGCGCGCACGGAAACGACGAAAGCATTCAACGGCGCACCGACCGAAGCGCTCCAGGATTACGGTCTCTCATCCGGGCGCACATTCACGAAGACGTGGTCGGGTGTCCTGGACGATCGCGAGCGCGATGAGCATGTCGAGATGGAAGGCGAGACGGTCGCGATCGACGATGTGTTTTCGAACGGCAGTGATTATCCGGACGAACCGAATTGTCGGTGCACGGTCATCTTCAGCGAGGAGGAGACATGACACTCGAATACGCAGCGGAACTCGCCGGAGTCATCGCCGTCGGAGTGATCGTTGGTCATCTCGTGCTCGGATGGATGGGACATCGGAAGAATCCATAGGAGGAATCATGAGTTGGTCGAAAAGCGCGACTGGGACGCTGGACGCAGTGAAGCAGAAGGTGTCCACCTGGTCCGATGAGCAGAAGGCGACGGATGCGGGATATGGCATGTCGCCCGACGCGATTGGCGGCCACCAAGCGCAAGTGCGTGCGGCGGTCCGAGCGATCAATCAGTTCGGAACGGACATCGGCGAGAACATCGAGCTGACCGTCGAAGCGTGGGGACATCATAACGGTGATCCACGATCGGCGAATGGTGGGATCAAGATTACGTATTCGATTCCAGCTGTTTGAGGAGGATTGATCATGCCCTACACGGTGCGGAAGACATCGAAATGCAAAGCGAGCAAACCGTGGGGCGTCTTCAAGAAAGATGGAGGGGCGTTAGTCTCGTGTCACACGAGTAAGGCGAAAGCACAATCGGCGATTGCCGCGATCTATGCGAACACCGGAGGGAAGTCCACGAATCACAATTCACTGGAGGGAAGGATGGCGAAGACAGCAGTCAAGCAAGTGCTTCGGCGGATGGTTGTTCCGTTTTCTATCAAAGCTGCTGCGGACTCTGCGTCCCACACCTTTGAGGGTCTCGCTGCTGTCATCGGTGTCAAAGACCTCGGGAACGATATCATCGAGCCGGGCGCGTTCAAGAACACGCTCCTGAAGTGGAAGGCGAGTGGAGATGCGCTCCCGCTTCTCAATTCGCACAATCAGTACGACATCATGTGCGCGTTGGGACAGTTGATCAGCGCGAAGGAAACACCTGATGGCCTCCAAACAAAATGGGAGGTGATCCCAGGACCGGAAGGTGATTGTGTGATGACGCGGCTCATGCCAAGCGAAGTGACCGGACGGCCCATCGTGGGCAAGATGTCGATCGGGTACATCCCAATCAAATGGGATATCGAACAGCCGGAAGGCACGACCAGCTACTTCGACCAGATCCGCCATCTCACCGAAGTCGATCTCAAAGAATGTTCGCTCGTGCTATTCCCGATGGCTCCAGGCGCAGCGATCGATGCATCCTCCGTCAAGAGTTTCAATCTCTCGGCGCAGGCGACTGATCCCACCGTTCTGGACCTCGCAACGAAAGCTGAGCTACGGAAGCTCGCGACACGGATTGGTAACTTGCTATCGAGCAAGACCACATCAATTCCTGTCATCGATCCGTTGCTCGATGAGAAGAGGAAGGGCAAGAAGAAACCGATTCCTGAGTCAAGCGCCGATGACGAGGAGACTCCGGCAGGGAAAGATGACCCGGAGCATCCGAGCAACGACGACATCGATGGAACGGACGAGTCGGAAGACGAGGATCTCGATGTGGTCGCTGATCTCGTCAAGGACGCCGAGCTGACGGATGAGGAGCCGGACGATTACGAAAATCCGTTGGATCCGGATGATGCCGAGACACCGCCGAAGGGAAAGAAAAAGAAGCCGAAGAAACCGATGATGGACGACCCGATGAGCGATGTGGCGAAGGCGGCACCGTACGAAATGCAGGAAGCGTTGCAGCATCGCTTGAAGATGGTGATGTTCAAGAATCGGGTGACGGCCATCAATCAGAAGACACCGTAGGTTCCCCGCAGTTTGTCTCTCACCACGGAGTTTCCATGTTCGAACGGATTTCCAACGGATTCGTCTTGCGCCGGTTCGGCAAGCGATTCGACGGGGCTGATCGCATCAGCCTCTCGGCGCGCAATCATGCGCCACGCTCTGGCACGGCTCGGCTCTCCGGACTATTCAGTCTGTGCTGCCTCGCGCTCATCGCGATTGCCGTGTTGATCGGCGTATTCCACACGCCCATTCTCCAGCATCTCGCGTCGCTCGGTCCGGCGACCGGAGTCTTGTTTGTCGGTGACACGGCGCTCAAGACCCCGAAGGCACCGGCCAAGATTCGCGAGATGGAAGCGAACATGAAGGCGCTCGGTAAGGAACTCGAGATCGGCCAACAGGAAATGGTTGCCGGTCCCATCTCGCAAGCGCGCGGTGAGGAGCTCGAGGAGAAGGCGAAGGAAATGGAGGAGTTGCAGGAAAAGATCGATCTGTACAATCGCGTGTCGGGCACGTTGGCGAAGTCGCGCGAAGTCAAGGGCGTGACGTTGCCGGATACCGAGGCGGTTGGACGGAAGCGTCTGTATACGACACCCGGACATCTGTTCGTGGCGTCGGAGGCGTTCAAGAAGTTCCCCTTCCAAGGGAATCAGGGCTGGTCCGGACGCGTGGATGTCGGCAAGGCGCTCGGCAAGAACGTGCTACTCACTGGACAGGACGCGGTCGAGTTCGAAACGAAAGCGTTCAGTTCTGCGGATCTGCCGAATCTCGGTGCTGACTCGATCATCCCGTACGACCGGGATCCCGAGTTGGTCCGTTATGCGGAGCCGGAGATTCTGACCATCCGGCAGTTCCTCACTGCGATGCCGACGACCAGCGATGCCGTCAAGTATGTGAAGTACACGACGACGCAGCGCGCGGCCGGAACGCAAGTCAATCGCGGCGACCTGAAGGAATTCCTCCGATTGCAGACGGAACTCTTGACGGTCAACGTCGAGACGATCGCCGTGCTGTCGAAGGTCACGGAGCAGGACATTGACGATGCGCCACGACTCGTTGGGTTGATCAACGGCGAGATGACGCTCGACGTGAAGGTCGAGGAAGAGCGGCAGATCACGTGGGGCTCCGGCTCCGGCGAACTCGCTGGTCTGTTCAAGGCGGGGAACGGCGTGCCGGAATTCAATCGCGCACTCGCTGGCGATTCGGTGATCGATGTGATTCGCAAGATGCGCACGGATCTGCGTAAGCGGCGCGTCTTCCCCAACTTCGTAGCGATCGATCCGCTCGATTGGGAGTCGGTGGAGTTGGCGAAGGGAACGACTAGCTACTACATCTGGGGCCTCGTGTCGGATATGCGCGGTCCGCGGATTTGGTCGTTGCCTGCCGTCGAGTCGGATGCCATGACGAATCTCGAGACCGGCGAACGGCGCGTGCTGATTGGCGATGGCACACGCGGCGCGACGATCTACGATCGCATGGGCGTCCAACTCGCAGTCGGTTTCATGGACGACGATTTCGGGCGGAATCTGCGCACGTTGCGCTGCGAAGAGCGATTGGCCCTCGCGGTCAAGCGCGCCTTCGCGTTCGAATACTTTGTCACCGACGAGCCCGCGTCGTAATCCCGGGACGAGCGAAGTGAAGCGGAGGAATTGAGATGAAGCATATCCGGCACGGCAAGGGAATATTCGATCGAATGCTCACACGCGCAACAGCAATGGAGCCGCCTCGAATTTTCTGGTCGTCGCCGGATGTGTCTCCGCAAAATCAAGCAGACATTGATGCACAGATCGCACGCGATGCGGCGCTTGAACAATCATCGGAGGACGCATGAAGTATCTCGAAGCCAAACGGTTAACCGAGTCGTTCGAGAATAAGATGATGCCCGGATCGCGCTCAGACCAGGATGGCGGACAGAGCGCGGTCGAGAACAAGGCGGCGGACGTCGAATACCGGAACGAAGTGGTCACGCTCGCCGACGAACTGCAAGTTGATCTCAGCACGATCAAGGGGACCGGTAAGAACGGCAAGATCCTCATTCGCGATGTTCGTAACGCGGCTCAACAGAAGGAATCGGAGGAGTAGCGTATGCTCGTCACGCTGGCAGAGGCCAAGAGCGCGCTCGGTATTCCACTCACCGACACATCGGTGGATGTGCAACTCACGCGCATCATCACGGCGTGCTCGGTCTTTGTCGCGGCATTCACGCGTCATCGCTTTGAAGTACCGATTCGTCGCACGGAGTATCGGTATAGCTGCGGTGAAACCGAACTGATTCTTGACGGACATATCGATGAATCGGTCGACGCGAATAGCAATCCATCTGAAATCTTTGATCCGGCGCTCAGTCTCACGGTCGAGACGCGTCCACATCAAGGGCAAGTCGGGGACTGGACACTGCTCATCCCGTTCACCGATTACGAACGGCGTGGTGATCGTGTCCTATATCTCGGCGCGTGGGGATTCTGGCCAGACCGCACGGATGTGCGCTTCACGTACGATGATGGCTATCTCGTTCCGCCCGCGGATCTCGTTCAGGCGGTCATCGAGATGGTGATCAATCAATACGCGATTGAGAAGGCAGTCGCGGCAGGTGGAGTTGGGATCACCGCAGAGAAGTTGGGCGACTTCAGCTACAATCGAGATCTCCATGCGATTGGCGCGGGCGGATACAATACGCTCAGCGACATGAGCAAGCTGACTCTGTTACATTACAAGCGAGCGATCGCATGAGACCAGCGATCGATGGATGGTTCGACAGTCAAATCCGCATCTGGCGGCCGAGTGTCGTGCGCGATGCACTCAATGTCGAGACGCGGATCTATGCACCGATCGGGATTGTCGGCGCAGCGATCAATCGATCAAAGACTCGTGACGTACCACAGAGCGGAGGGCTGCAAGAAGCCGGTTCCCTAAGATGGTATGGGGAGCCACTCATCGACGTGCATGTGCGCGATGTGTGCGAAGTAATCGTTGGACCAGACGAGAGCAAAGTGATTCAGTGGGAAATTGATAGCGAACCAGTTCATCCACGCGGACATCACACGCAAGTGGATTGTATCGCATGGACGGGCAAACTTCCTTCACTGGAACCATTGTCATGAAACTTACTGAACTGGATCCTGGCTTCTTTCGCTATGATATGCGCATCGAGTCACGTCAGCGTATCGTCGGCCCACAAGACACGTGGCACGAGCGCGGATGTCCGACGGAGGAAGTGATCGGGCCAGTCCAGTACAAAGTTCCTGTGACAGCACTTGCCGAGGCTCAATGTATTTTCTTTCAATGTCCAAAGTGCATTCATCTTGACGGGCCAGGAGCAGGTCATTACTGCGAAGTAACTTTCGCGGATCGTGGAGTAGCTGATGATCAAGGGACACACAATACAAAAGGACAGCCAACGCGCTGGCAAGTATCAGGAACGAATTTCGATGATCTCACAACGAAACCGTCCATCTTGTTAGAGGGCGGATGTAACTGGCACGGGTACATCACTAACGGAGATGCTGAATGACGTGGGAAGTGTTCTACACGCCGCATACGGATGATGAGAGCATTGCAATGGCTGGAGCAATCGCGCGAGCGCGGGCTCTTGGCCATGACGTGCTCGTTGTCCTGGTGACCGATAATCTCGCATCACCGCGCGGCGCACGACTCTTCCATCGACATGATCTACCATATCTTCGACACGCGGAATGGTCGTGTGCGATGCGGAAGTTGGACGTGACAAAGATGGAGACGTGGAACCTTCCTGAAGTCGAGATGGTTCGCGCGCCATTCCAAGTCCAGACAGAGATTGTCGCGCGGATGTCTAACATTCACGAACGTCTTCAGCCGGTACATCATCACACGGTCTGGGGATTGCACGATACGAGCTACAATGGGATGGGATCACTCTCGCACGGACTCTGCGCAAACGCACTCACGCGATTCGCGTATAGTCGGACCGATGTGCGCGCCTCACTCTATGCCGTCTATATCTACGCGGCAAAGAAAGCCGATCGGCGTGCGCCAGTGATTCGCTATCTGACCGAAGACGAACATCGCGCGAAGAAAGACGCATTGGACTGTTATCGTCCGATGTTGAATCGTCCAGGATACGGATATAAGAGCGTGCCGGAATTGATTGATGGTGCGGCCGAGGATCCGCATGAGTATCTGGTGGAGATCACGCCATGAATAAACCCATTGTTGACATCATCGTGCCGACCTTCAATCAGGCGATTCTCACGACGGCCTGCGCTCGATCGATCCGCGAGAGCACCGATCCCGCGCAAGTGCGCGTGATCTGGGTCGACAATGGTAGTGCGCCGGAGGAGCGAGCGATCATCGCCAACGCTTGGCAGAACGATGTGCTGGCGCTTCTGCTCCCGGAGAATCTCGGCTTCGTCAAGGCGACCAATGCGGGCATCGCCGTGAGTACCGCACCCTTCATCTTGCTTCTGAATAACGACACCGAACTGCGGTCCGGTTGGCTCACAGCTTTCCTCGCGACGTTCGAGGCGCGGCCTGACGTCGGTCTCGTCGGTCCCTGGGCAACACCGCTCTCGGAGCAATGGCAGGCGCGTCGACCCAATCTCGCCGGAGATTATGACGGGCCGAATTTGATCCTGCATCCTACTCGCATGCTGGCCTTCTTCTGCACGATGATCCGCCGC